GGCAGCAAATCATGAAAATTGGAGCTTTGTTGGAGCCACCAAGTATTTTGGTGGTTTTAATAGGTTATTTGAACGGTTAAATAAACATCCAAATGCATTTGAATTAGATGAAACTGATTATGATTGCTCTTTGCAAGAGCGGTTTCTTAATTCTGCATGTGAAATGCGAATAAAATTTTTAAATAATGCAACTGTTGGTCAACAGGATAAAATACGAAATTTATATAAGGAAATAATTCATTCATTTATGGTTTTACCATTTGGGGATGTTTTACGAAAGTTCTCTGGTAATCCATCAGGTTCTTTTAACACTATAACTGATAATACGTTAGTTTTGTATGAACTTTTAGTTTATGCTTGGCATGTGTTAGTACCTGAGAAATATAAGACTTATGAGTTGTTTCATAAGCACGTGGAGGCTGTTTTATGCGGTGATGATAATACATGGTCTGTGTCTAATGAATTGTTACCGTACTTTAACGCTGAACGGGTTTGTTTAGTATGGTCTAATATTGGTGTTACAACACACACTGATTCATTGAAACCACGTAAAGTAATTGAATGTTCATTTATGTCTTCACACTTTGTTCCTTATTCGTTATATCAAAATCAGGATTATGTTTTTCCTGCACCAAAGTTTGAAAAAGTTATGGCTTCTATGTCATTTAATTTGAAATTTTGTAATGCCAAATGGAGTCTTTTACGTGCTTGTGCTTTACGAATTGATTCATTTTTTTGTTTTGAAGCGCGGGAAATGTTAATGGATTATATACGGTGGTTTTTAAAAGAATATCGTGAAGAATTAGAACTGCCGTGTGATCCTCACAACCCTAAAGATTTTTTGTCTTTTAGTGATGTTTTAAGCGTTTATAAGACTGATGATGAGCTTATGCATCTGTATTTAGGTGATTGTGAAAGTATTTATTTAAATGAAAATGTAATTTTAGCCTTGGAGGAGATGGAGTTGGGTTATATTAAAAACGTTGCCCAATAAAATGAATTATTATCAAACACCTCCGTTTGAAAAATATGCAAAAAGAGTTGTGGCTGAAAGTAATAATATGTATTCTTACCTGCAAAAAGGTGAGGAACGGCCGTGGTACCATCCGAACGGTGCTACATCGCGTGTAGCTTCTCGCGCACTTGCGGGATTGTCGGGTGGTTTGAAAGGAATCTTTTTACCTGCTGAAAGTGATTTTCAAAATTCAGAGGTAATTTCAGCTAGTAACTCTAAACCGTCAGCGGTAACAACTAGTGACGGCATAAAAATGTCTGATAACAAAAGGCTTTCGCGTTTTGGACAAATTATGGCTAAAAGAATGAAAAAGAATAAAAAGAAACTTCCTAAGAAACTAAAAAAGGTTCTGGGTCAAGTTAAAAGAAAATATGGGATGGGCGTCCGTGGACGTCCCAGAAAATTGTTTCCTCGTGGTCGTGGTGGTAGAGTTGTTTCTGCTCCTGTAGCACGTGGACCGATTTATCGCGGTTCTACCTTACGTATGAAAAATACTGTCCGTGATAATATGAATTGCTCACGAATGAGCACTAAAGCTAATATTGGAAAATTGCAGGTTTATGCTGCATCTGGTGCACCAACTGCAGCTTTAAAACCAAATGGAACTGATGATCTTGGTGGTCAATGGTTTTTTGCACCTACTATGACAAAGTATTGGCCAGTTGGTTCACAAACCTTAAATATGGCATTAATGTATCAATACTTTTATTTAAAAAATGTTTGGTTTGAATTTGAATCATTGTATCAACCTGGTAATACTGCAGGATATAATGTTGTTTGGTCTTTTATTGAAAATCCAAATCTTGGTGAAACTACTATTGCTAGTTATACATCAACTTTAACGTTAACTTCAGCTCAATTATTACAAAATAATCTTTCTGGTAGTTTTCCTGCTTTTACACCTAGACATGTAATTGCACCACCTGCGAGGTGGTATTCTAATAAGAGATTTGTGACTCGTAGTTATTCTTTATTAGGACCGGTTTCAACATCGTCAACTTCAACTGTTTCGCAGAATGTACAAAATATTCCGTTTGCTTTATGGTTAGCTTTTGATGGTGCTACACCTGGTTCAACAATTGATATTTCTCGTATCTTTATACATTATGATATTGAATTTTGTGATATTGCTGCTACTCAAATATATAATAACGTTGGTGGGAGTACGTTTTTTGATTCTGAGTTGGAAGTAAAAAGTTTGCGCAAAGAATTAAATGCGTTAACGCAGCAATTGGGAATTCTTTCAGTTTCTGATCAAAAGGATAGAAGAATTGGTGATGATGATTCACCTTATATTAAACTGAAAGCTGAGGAATTGGTAGATTTGCCTTTATCGTTTAGGCATACAAATCAAGATATTATAAAATTGGTAACTCCTAAATCTACCTCAAATAAATCTAATCGATAATTTGCTTTAATTAAAGTATTAACCTTATGCGGTTCACTCCGTTGTGAGGTATTTTATATTTTTGAGAATATAAACCTATTCTGAAAGTGATAGCGTAACCCTCGTTAGCCACCGAGTGAGTGTCGTAACTGGATGATAGTTAAGTAGTTTTGGTCAAACTATTTAAACGCAATGGTAAATTTTAGACTAAGGTGATAATGAACCTCTCTATATTGATAAAACTTTGTAGAGGATGTAGTTATCTCCTTTCCCCTTGTTTGGTTGAGAGTAAACTCAATTGAAAGTGTTTTACAAACTGGAAAGAAGGAAGTGTGATAAGAGGAAAGACCCTTAAGGGTACTCAAGTTGCATTGTACGGTGGAAGGTGAGTGTGTACTTGGGATAAATCACGTTAGAACATAATTAAGTGTGCTATTCGATGCTGAGGCAAGTAAGAACCACAGACTCGAATGTCGCTAATGGCGTTGAAGGCTAGGTAGCCCTTATTGGTGTTAACGTTGACCTGAGTGCTAGACTGACAAATTTGTTTAACATTGGGATAATGTGCGGGTGATTTCCACACAGGAAAATTAAATTAAAAATCTATGTATTAAGTTATTACCCAATAGTACCTCTGGCAGTCATTTTAATTCGTGGCAGTAGCTTTGACAAGCTACTCTTGACCCCCACGGATGTCAGACCTCCGTCACTAAAAATAACGCTTGTTATCCCCCACCATCTTTA